CCTGTGGACTTCTTATCTAAATCAGTTAATTTGCCAGCCAACACTCCAACGCCGCGAACGGCATCTGCGGTGTAATTTGATAAATCAGACATTGCGGTTGCAACATCTTGAACATCGCCTTCTTTGCCACCCGCTAGAGCTAAGGCATCGACTAAGCCTTTACCGATTGTCTCTTTAGCGTTCTCTGAAGCAACTGTAAGAATCTGCAATTTGCCAGCATAAGTAGCAAGAAAGGCTGCGTTAGCGCCTGAGAACTGAGCATTGAAGCGGCGTTGCACTTCTGTAAAGGAGACGGTTGTAAGCTGTGCCTTAGTAAGTCCAAGGTTGTATTTTCTTAATCCTCTTGTGTTGCCGTTATAGGCATTAGCCAAGTCTTGAGATACGGTTGTGAGATCAATGCCGCTTGCTCTTGAGGCTTCGATTGCCATTGTCAAGAGTTCCTGAGACTTAGTTAGTGATCCAGTTGTGGTCAGCAATGCTTGGAACGCAGGGCGAAGCTGGTCATCGAGGACTGCGCTGCTTGATTCAAGTTTGGCGATGTAGTTATCAATCTGAGGCTGCGCAAAGGCTAGCCCTAGATTCTTGACTGCTACAGATAAACGGTTGGCTGCTGCCTCATCTTCCGCAAAGGCTTTGACTGATGCCTTGCCGAAAGAGACAATCTTGGTAAGTGCAAAGACTGAAGCAATCTGCTTGCCTAGTTTGCCAACTGCCTTATCAAGTGAGCCTGTTGCCTTCTGCGCCTTAGTAAAGGCTGCTTTGCCCGTGAACTCCGAAGCAATATCAACTCTTAAATCTGCCACTAGACTGGTCTCCTTGCATTAAATTTAGCTGCTGAAGTTTCAATTGCTTTCAGAACTCCTGCTGTTGCTTTGCCACGATCTTCTTCAAAGGCTCTGAAGATTGCTCTACCTGTCATCTTCTGACCTTGACCAACTAGCTGACCGCCGAGCTTAGAAGTGAACTTTCCGGTAACACCAGACTTGCGACCAGCTGTTTCATAGATAGCACCGGCAGCAGACTTATTAAAGATAGAAGCCAAGGCTCTAAATCCTCGGCGATTGGCTTTGCTTGGGCTGCTCTTGTAGCTGATGCTACGGCTGACCTGAGTTTTGTCATAGTAGCGATTAGCCCAGCGCCCCTTAGCGCCCTCGCGCTTAAGCCAACCAGATGGCACTTCTGAGTTAGAAGGCAGGAAGCCTCGAGCGTTTCGAGTTACTGGCTTAAGAAAGTTAGCAATCTCTTTAGTTGTTTCTTTGGCTAAATCCGGCTCAAAGTTACGCAAGGCTTTACGAAGAGCGACCGCGCCTTGCAGTTGAACTGGCATCGCTACGCTCCTTCGCTATGTCCTTAAGGACTTCTATATGTGCCTTAAACGCCACCGCAGGTAATTCCACGATGGATTGGAAAGGAACTCCATACTCATAACTCAGACGAGCTGCGAGATAAGTGATGGAGTTCCGATCCACCCTTAGACTAAAGGGTCAGACTCTAAGACCTCAACTGACTTGAGTGTCTCAAGGAACTGTTCCCCGAAAGGTTTAACGGTTTCACCTGAGCGCCTGATTGCTTCCCAGCAGAGCCAATAGACATCTGACTGCTTCTGATCCTCAATCAAGGCTTTGTGAAAGCCCTTTTTGGCATATTGCTCAAAGCTATATTCAAGCACCGGAGTTATCTCAAACTCTTGTACCTGTCCATCAGCCCTTGTTACTTTGATTCTTGCCATTGTTAGCCCCTTACCTAGTTATTACGCTGTTGTTACGGCGATTGTACCGTTTACATTCCAAGTTACGCTTTGAGTTGAGAGGTCGCCAACTGCACCGTTAATAGGTGTTGTGTTATTGACTAGGCAGCTCATTGTGTAAAGTGGGTTTGTCGCTGATGTAGCTGCTGAAGTCTGCTTGACTGTAACAGTTGTGCTTGTTCCCCATACTGTCTGAAGTGTCTGAAGAGTCTTATTAGTTGCTTCATCATTAAAGAAGTCGATTGTGATTGAAGATGCTTCCAAGCCCTTAACGAACTTGTGTCCTGAATCGCCCATTGCTGTAACTTCAAGCTCATCAAATGAGCGGTTGATTGTTACTGCTGAGACTAGAGTCGAGAGATCTACCGCATTAACAGTAAGAACCACTCCGTTGCTTAGATATACTGACACGGCTTATTCCTCATCTTTCTTAGTTGTTGGTTTTGGTGCTGGAGCTGCCTGACCGATTTTAATCAGGAACTCTTTGTTCTCTTTTTCCCATTGTGCTAAATCGGTCATGATTTAACTCCATTCCGTTAGGGTACTTATTGCAATGTCGCAAGTAAGTAAATCTCCAGAAGCGATGCTTAGAACGCTTGGTGCGCTTACGCTTCCTACATTAAAGACAATGCTGGAAGCGTCTAGAAGCGCAAAGACTCGAACGATGTCGGTCTCGATGCCAGCAAGGTTGCCCTCATTGTCAAGCAATGGGACAAGGATTTGAATTCTAAAGTTTGCCAAGGGAGCAACAGAGGTTCTGTCATTGTTGGTTGGCGTGATATATGGATCAGCAGGGGTAATGATTACTGAGTTGGCAATAGGCGTAGCTGGTGGGTAAGCAAACACGCTGTACTTAGTGTTATCGGCTAGAGCCGCGGCAATGCTGCTTCGAAGGGTTGTTATCGCTGGCATTTAGCCCACCATGGAGTTAGGACTCAAGTAAGGTGCAATTAAGCCACGAACGCGAGAGATAAGCTGTGAGGACATTGCGTAAAGGTTTCCCATAGATCCATCTGGGTTCATGCCGTTGCCTGAGTTGGTCTGGCGAGATGTCCAGATTGATACGCAAATCATAAGGCTTGCCTCTTGGATTGCAGCGATTGTTGTGTAATCGACATAAGTATCTCCTGCAACCGTTCCGTAAGGATTGATTGGGTGGTACTGGTTATCGCTAGTGTGAGTTGTTGTTACGGTAATGCTTTTTTCACCAACTCCGGTGATTGTCTTAGTTCCATTGAACCTAGTGCCGCATTTAGTGATAACAACAGATTGTCCTACATAGAACACATCTTGAACATAGTCATTGAAATAAAGAGTGCCTACTGTGCCGACATTGCTGTGAGCGATAGCAGGAGTTGTATTAGTCCATAGAAAAGGCAACAAGACTTCATCGCTTGCATCGCAGACAGACTGAAGCACCGCATCAGAGTAGAGAGTTCCTACGCCTAGAGCGGTTCTGAGTTCTGCAACGGTTGTGATGCTCATTGTTATCCTTTCTAAAGACTAGAGGGAGCTGCAAGGGCTCCGGCAACCCCCTCTAGCGACTTAGTTGCTGCTATTAAGCAGTCATGTTGAAGCGGCGAACGCCCTTGCCTGACTTGCCCACATAAATTGCGAGATAACCATAAAGTGCAATTTCCAACTCGCCTGAAGTTAAGATATTAAGTCTCAACTGAGTTTGAGGTGACTCCCAAACATATACAGAACCCGGAGCAACGAGGAATGCTGACTCGTCAATAATTCCTGCAGTTGTGATGTTGTGATCTACAATGAGATCAGTTCCAAGGATATTTCCACGAACGCTTGAAGCAACTGCTGTTCCTGATGCGTTCTGTGTTGCGCCTTGTGCTGAGTAGAGTGCGCGACCTGTTGTGTCTGCGTATCCTGTGATAGCAGCCCATTGGTCTGTTGAAGCAACAAGCTTGTTAGCGAAATCGCCACCAGTTCCCTTATATGCCTTAGCGCCTTCTACAGAGATGAATGACTGAAGTCCTGCTGCTGTTGTAGCAACTGAAGTAGCCTGTGTTCCATCTGCTGTGAATGCAGCAATAAGAGCCTTGTCTGTAGCTGCCTCGTAAGCTTTTCTAAGCTCAGCCATTAAAAGTTCCATAAAGGCGGGCGAAGATCGATCGATGAGTTCCCATGAAACGCGATTGAGCCCCGCGAACTTGTTTACAGAAACTGTGTCATAAGCAGAGGTCATGCCTGTGTCTGTGACTGATGCACCTTCGTTTACATCTGCAACTGCTGGTGCTGTGTCTGCTGATGAAGCCTGTGTGTAGAGGCGTGGAACTGTAAAGCTCATGCCTGACTCAATTAGAGATTGGCGTGTTACAGCATCGAACGCTGGGCGCCCTGAGAATGTATCTGTGATGAATGAGTTAAGGTGCTGAGGGAGTGTCAGACCTGTGTTTGTTGATGTTGAATCATCTGCTGCGCGTACTGTGCGGCGTGCTTCGTCATCTCCGAGAGCTGACTTGATTGATGCCTCAAGATACTGAGCTGATGTGATTGGAGCTGTGCGCTCTTTTGTGTAGTGTGATGCTGCAACTGTTGGGCGAGCGGCTTCGACTGCTGCTGCTTCAACTGCTGGAGCTTCTACCGATGTAGTGGTTTCTTCCACGACTGGCTCGCTTTCTGGTTGGATTGGTTCAGCAGGGAGTGATTCCTCTGCTGCGATCTCAAGCACCTGAGCAGACTTAAAGGCTGGCTCTGTTACTAGAGAAACTTCTTTGAGACGTGCTGATGAGACAACAATGTATCCATCGCGTGATGGCTTTGATGCAATAATTTCAGCCCCTACGCTTAAGCCTGAAACTAGCCCTTCCTGCGCAAGAATCAAACTTTCTGTACCTGCGTTTGAACGACTTAACTTAAAGGTTGCATAGATTCCGTCTGCGCGTGTTTCCGCAGCAATCATGCGACCTACCGGCTTTTTAATGTCATGTTGCGACAATAGGCGAATCTTGGAGACGTCAGCGATGTCGATAGATCCTGCCTCAAACACAACGCCACCCATATTGGTGTTGCCAATCTCGCCTGTACCCATTGGCACAATCTTGCCTGAGATTTCGCGGCGTTCCTCGCTGCACTCGATTGATGATGCTTCGATTATTAGATGTTCCATTAGCTCATTCCTTCGCTTCCGTTAGGAGTTAAGTCTGTCATTTCCATCGCTTGCTCTGTTGAGATAAGTCCAAGAGTTAGGAGCTTCTCAATTACCTGAAGTTCAACCAACGGGTCAGCCTTTAGGAATGTATCAAATACTGCAAAACGAACTTCATGCCCTGATGTAGAGATATCATCCATTGAAAGGCGCGCCTGTATAGCCTGTACATAAGGCTCGATGGATAGAGCGAAAAATTGCTTGCGCTCGTCTTGAACGTTGGCGTAAGTCATTGTTGTGTTCTGATCTGCTGAAAGATAATAGGCTGGCACGTTCATAGCGCGGGCAATCTCAGTAGCCAAGTTCTGAATTGCCTCGTTGTACATCATGTCTTTAGGTGAGAACTGAGTCGATTGAAAGTCAAGAGTAGATGTCAGGTAAGCTGTAGAGTTATTCTGACGGCTGCGCTTCCAAGCTGCGAGAAGTCCTGAAACCTCATTAGGTGGAAGGTCTGCGCCTGTGTTCTTTAGGATTCCGCTAGACATTGGGGTAGCAGAAGCAACTGCGGCAGCCTTGTTAATATCAATTGCTGACTGGATAGTGCGACCAGCGCGCTCTAGAACGCCCTCATCGAATCCTTGGATCGTAACGATATCGTTCATGTCAATTGGGTAAGCATCGACATAATACTGAGTGATCATGATGCCTTCGAGGTCAGTTGTATATGTGACTCGTGAGTTAGCAATCCACTCAAAGGCTGATGGGCGATTATCCTCGGCATAACGTTCTGTGATTCGAAGGTAAGCCACTCCGTAGAATAGGAGAGAATCAACGCACCAAGTTAAGGTGACGAATGATGGCTGGTTCTTTGAAAGTTGATTGATCCATCGAGGCGCAGCCATAACTTCGCCGGTGCGCTTGTTGTAATACTCAAGTGGGATAGATGCGACAGTTCCGCAGATTAGGTTACGGGCTCTAGCAACTGAAGCGACAGACATGGCATCTTTGCGCGAGACTCTAAGGGCAAAGTTGTTATAGAGCGAAGGATAGCTCTCGCCCATGACCTGAGGTGCAGCTTGCGCTTCTAACAATTGCGGCTTACGCGAAAAGAGACCCATAGGGGTCAATTATACACTACATATAGGTCATTCTGAGTAGATAGCCGCTACCTGTTGGGGTTTGTTCAACATATGTACAACCATTGCAGTAGAGATTGCACCGGATACATCGCCAGCACTCTTGCGCTTAACAATACGCCATGAGGAATCGTTGGTCTTAGCTGCGCAGTTGTTCATCTGCTGAATCCAGTTCTCTTGCCCCGCGTGAACTAACCTATGCGCGTTCAGAGCATCATTTAGATCTGTACAAGCTTGATAAAAGGCAGCACCAGAGATATCCATAACTATCTGTCCTGCATTGGCAAGGCGATCCGCAATCGACTGAGATGTGTACTTGTCGAAACATATCTGGCGAGGTCTGTACTGGTCAGCCCAACCCTTAATCTCGGCAGCAATCTTTAGATCATCAACGCTTACTTGGCTTTCCCACGTCTGTAGTATTCCAACTCCAATGCGGCCATCTGGGAGTATTTGACCAGCAACGAGGCTTGCATTACGGCGAGACGGACTGACATCGAAAGCAAAGACTGTATAACCGCCTGGAGGAATCGTGAGTGAGGAGTCGGACGTGTCCTCAAGGACTCCATGAGGCCAAGGAGAGCTGAGAGAATCAATCCATTGACATAACAACTCAGTTCTAGTGTTTTCAATAGGGCTAGTCGCAACTGCTTCTTCAAGGGCTTCCTCCGTAATTGTGTAACCGAGTGCAGGGTTAGCCTGAGCCCAGGCTGCTCTATCTGTAATCTTGCAATATTGGGGAGCTGAGTACTCATAAAAGCCAAAAGACTTCGGCGGATTGTCTAATGCTCGTTCT